CCGCCCCCTACGGGGGCTACCCGCCCTGCGGGCTCCCTGTTCCATTTTTTTTACTTTCGTTTTCCATTCTCCGAGAGATTTATTCTCTTATTTTTAAGTCATCACTTTCTCACGATAATTTTTATGAGTTTTAGGATGATATCCATTTTCTCTCGTATTCCAAAAAAAATTGAAATGATTTTCCATCTCTCGGCTGATGATATGCCTCCACCAGATAAACCAACTAACTCAAATGGCAATCTCAATCGGACAAATGAACTCCTACCTCAAGAAATATACGGACTCCCTCCTCACTCTACACGGCATCCCGCTCACAGGTGAATTTGAAGAAAACGTGGAAGATTACCTCAAGCACTTCACCGCTCGGAAAACTCTTGAAACCGCGATGTGGCAACTCTGCCAGCACGCCGAAGCAAAAGACGGATATGAAACCTACGAATATCAAAACGACAAACACACAATCCAACTTGCCGAATACGTTGCCCTTGAAGGACACGGCGCGATTTGTATTGACAAAATGAAAACACTTGACCCCGAGTGCCTTTTCGAGAAAGCCCGCGACTACCTTCAAGAACAAGGCTACGAACTCATCAGGCCAACCAGCGACCACGTCAGCAAGCACATCAGCGCCGAAGCACGTGCCGCCGCCCTTGAAGAATATGGAAGGACAGGACGCAAACCCGACGAACTCTTGACTGACGAAGAAATCATCGCAGGACGCGTCCAAATTGCCGCACATAACCTAGAAGCAAAACGCCGCCACGAAGCACGCCAGAAGAAATAAGCAGGTAAGACGATGAGGCAGGGTAAGTCCTCACCTTTTTTTTCATACGCCGAGAGTTTTAGGATGATATCCATTTTCTCTCGTATTCCAAAAAAAATTGAAATGGATTTTCAACTTATCGCCAGATGACAGCAGACAGACAAAATGGCTAGAGCCGCATTCAATCGCGTTATCGGAGAACTGGAACACGTGGGGATGTTTCGCCTCGTAAATGAATACCCTGAATATCAACTCAAGATGACTCAAGACGAAGAACGATACAGAATAGCCGCCTCACGCCCCGCCGAATTTGAAACGGGCACCTGCTTTCAAGAAAACTTCAGGGTTTTCGCAATTATGAGGAACAAGGGAGCGCGAATGATGATGGGCGAATTGAGGAGCAAACTAGGCGAGTGGGCGGAAGCGGACGAATGCCGTGGAATGATAATCCAGCACGCGTGGGTGGAAGTCGGCGATATGGTATATGACCGCTCAAACGGAAACAAAGTCATTATGCCGACCGAGGTGTATTACCACAAGTTTCGCGTCAAATACACCGAAGAAGTCCGGTTTCTCCTAGGAGCCCGAAAAATCAACGGCGATAAAAGCGGATACACAATTCGCCTCCTCCCCGACGAAAGTCAACTCACCGCATTCAACGACCGCATCCGCAACAAACAACGCCAACTCGGACGACGCTGCTAATCAGGTAAGGAAAAACTGACGAAGGTAAGCGTCTTTTTTTCATACGCCGAGAGATTAAATTGAAACTGAAATAAATAAATCTCTCGGATGTATAATATCAAATGGACGAACTCACCGTGAAACAAAACAAAATCAATCAACTCGTCCGCCGAGTGGAAGAACTAGAAGAATTGCTCCGCACCGCCCGCACTCACTCCATAGACCGGCAAATCGTCTATGACCTTCAGGCGCAAAAAGACCTATGTGAACGATGTGACGAACGTATTACCGAGAGATTGTGTGTGACCTGTTACACCGAGTTATTCATTCCAGAAAGCGAAGACGAAGCATTTGATGAAGAAGCCGAAGACGAACGCAACGCCAGCCATTATGAATTTAATGAACCAGCATCAAAAATTATCCAAGATTAAGTAAACGTCAGTCCCGTTGTAAGAGCCCCCGCCGGAGACCAGTTTAAATCCGCTCCGGATAAAAACACTTGCGCCCCCGCCGCCGTGGAGAATACCGCATTCTGGTATATATTACTCGGGGCAGTTGCCGAGCGAAACCGAGCAGTCGGTAATTGAAATGTTGCGACTGGTGCTCCGACGCCTGCGGTATATTTTCGTATAAAATTATCAAACCTATTCGCAGTCCAAAAATTAGGCGACGGGACGCCAATCAGGCCATTAGTCGAGCAAATAGCAATAGCCGTCCCCGTTCCACCATTCACACCAATACTGGCCCAATAATTTCCAGTTCCGGAGTTATTCGTCATCACAATATTACTACCCCCAAATAATACCGCGTCTTTTACGTCATTATAGACGTTCGGCAGAGGACCAGAATATACTTTCCCCCCTGTTGACCCTGCCGGTGGATTTATCACGGCCGGATATACCGCACTCGTGGATAACCGAAAATAAGCCGTCAGGTTTGAACCGCCCGATGACGTTAAATTAAAATCTCCGGATAGTAAAAACACATCGGGGATGGGAGCGCTGAAATAAATCGGGTTGCGAAAACAGTAACACATACCCGTTATAGGCCCATTCAAAGTCGGTATCAATTGCGGATATGTGGCGCCAGTATTCACATTTAATTTTGTAAAATATGGTTGTGAAATGGTGGAAACCCCAACCGTGGTGAAACTTCCGCCCACATAAATCTCATCAGAGTTGGGGGAGGGGGCTATAACACTCACCGACCCTCCCTGAACCTTCATTTCGTTTCGAAAGGTGAGTGCCGTATCCGGACTGGAATCAAAGCCGTCGACGAGTATCAAATTTTGCGTGGAGCCTGCTATGTTGTTCGGAAGGGTTGAATTAAACTGACCTCCTAAAAATATGCCTCGATTGGTGGTGGGGCCATAACTACCAGCGAAAACTGTGGTTACCTCACCATTTACACCAAAAATATTGTTAGTCGCATCACCGCATAAACTAGGCACCATCTGAATAGTGGTATATCCTGCGGGATTAAACAACGCAAAATTATATGTTGTAATAGAGCCAGTTCCATCAAGCGCGGAGACGGTATCAAATTTTCCGCCAATAACAATCTTTCCGGCAAAAGCGCATATCGAGTTAATTATCGGGTCACCGAAGGGTAATATCTGAAAACGGCAAGACGCACCTCCCAAATATGTTGCCATATCTGCTGAAAAATGATGTAATATTGCGACGCTGAATGCCCCTATTTGCTGTGTCGCCACCCAAAATGTCCCAATCTGGTCTATATAAAAAGCCGTAACCCCCTGTGGAGATAGAAACGGATTTGCTATTGCTAAAGTGGACCACGAACCCAAATTTAATCCCGACGCCAATAAATTTAATTTTTGACCGGACGCCGTCGGCAACCCAACTGGCACAACCGCATTACTCGTATTTGTATACGAAAATTCAGTCACAGGGGGCGTCGGCGGTGGAGGCGGAATAGCCCCTAACACAAACGCCCTATTACACAAGTCATCAGGGTCAGTCGGCACAATAGGGGTCTTCGGGCAATCGCTCCCAAAGAAATTTGAACCGGTATACACATTTGTCCCTGCCATTACGGCCGCATAACCATTATTAGGAATACTCGCCATCTTTATACTTATATTTATCTGTTGTTTTTATTATTAATCACCGATACAATTAATAATAAAAACAAAATACTCGTCATATCTATAATAAAGATGGCAAGTATCCCTAATAATGGCTATGCCGCCGTGATGGCAGGAACAAACGTGTATACCGGCTCTAATTTTTACGGAAGCGATTGTCCGAAAACCCCTATCGTGCCAGTTGACCCCGATGACCTCTGTAATAAACTCTATGTTGATACAATTGCGGGCGGTGGAACCGTTGTATCCGTCACAGGTGGAAATAATATCCTGATTACTGGAACGACGCCAGCACCTATCGTCAATCTCCGAAGTCCCCTCACAAGCGCACTAGACGTCGGCACTCAAGATATCACCAGCACTACATCTACCATAGATATAACACCACTCGCAGGGCAAGACTGTAATGTAAATGTATCTGGTGCTGGTGGACTACACACAGTTCAAACATCCGCAGGTGGGACGGCACAACCTATCGCACGTTTCGTTAATACCAACGCCGCTACTGGTGCTGTCACTATTCGCACCAATAAAACAGGACGAAACGCCGCGTCTAACGATGTCATCTCCTCACTCCAATTCAATTCACGAAACTTTAATGCTGTGGATACTACCTTCGCAAAAATTGAATGTGTCGCCACTACCGCCACCGCAGGTGATACTGACGGAAGTATCGACTTCTATACCAACATCAACACACCAAACAACAATCAACTCGTCTTTCGCCTCAACGGTGCTGATAATGAAAATAATTCGTTTAGACCCCTCGATTTGAACGGTAATGACCTCAAAACCAGCACCGGTGCGATGACGATAACTACCGCCGCTTCATCTGGCGCAGGGACTTTAAATTTAATTTCTAAAGCAGGAGCGACGGCGGCGATGACGGGAGGTGGCGCCCTTCAATTTTTCGCAAACGCGGGTGCGGTTTCAACGGTGGCATCCTCGGGTATCGTTTCAACCGCAACAACAGGCGGTATTAGTTTAAACGCTGGCGCTGGTGGCCTTATTCAAAATAATACCACAGGTGCCTTCACCGTCGTCGCTACCTCGGGCTTGAGTCTTACATCAAATCAAGGGATTTTCAGTATCACTCAAGAATTACATTACGGTAAATTAACAACCCCTTACACCGACCAAGAATTTCGCTCCGTTTATCAACCCATCCTAACCAACTCAACCAACACTTTTCCCGTCTCCGAAATCCAGCGTGAAGGCCAGCAAGTCATCCTTATCAATTCAGGAGGCGACGGAGCAAACGAATTAACCCCTATAGCATCACCCAACTTCGCTATTTCATCTATGATTTACAAGTCCAATATCACCTCATATATCGCGGGTGGTATGAATCTTGTCACGAATACGTGTGAAATTAGGTGTGCCAGTTCGGTTGCGGGTCTTCAGTCCCCTATCAGTTTCGTAAAATTTCTTGCCAACCCCTCCTATTTTGTTAATGTCGTATATCAATCACCACTTTTCCCTAATCTAGTTGCTGTCGGAGGTTCTTTTGAAGCAAGCGTGTTCGGTTCTTATGATGGCTCTACTCCGTGGCCGAGTCCCGTGGCAAATTTTGTTGTTATAGATGCGACTACTAGCGTGATTTTCCCTATCTCGATGCTCGACCCCACCACCCCTCCGAATCTCGGTTATTACGGGGTGAATCAACAAGTAAGGACTATCACCGCTCAATCCAACACATATTATACCCCCGCTGATGCTCCCATTTTTATTTTAGGTGGCGATTTTACAGATATCATATCAAACTTCGCTATTAATCAACCCGCAAGCCGCACCGCGGTTTTTTGCCCGCAAGGCACTATACTCCCCTTCGGCGTCAAATGGCTAGATTTTATAGACGCTGACGCCCAAGTCAATTTTTTATGGTGTCTGGATGACCGAGTTGTATTCGCTGGCCTTTTTACTTTCATCGGAGGGGTCGGCAACAGTTTTCTTGCTTATAATGATTCCACTACAGGTTTCCCTACAACATCCCTAATTAATGGCTTTGTCGCTCCCGCCTCCGTTAATTCTGGTTATCAATTGTCAGGGAATACTTGTTATTTCGGTTGTAATCAAGACGTATCATTTCAATACCCCGTCTATACATTTGATTTAGGTAATATGGCAACCACACCTACCGCTTTCATCATCACTCTACCCGCCCTTGCTACTGGATTTTTATCTGATAATGGCTCGGTTCTTGATTTTATAGTCGGGCATAACGGCGGCACGCAGAATTATTGCTACAAAGTGGGAATCCCCGACTATCTTGATTTAAACGGTCTTACTTTACCTCAAAATTGCGCCTATGATTTCGCGGCCGCCGCCCCGACTTTCTTTCGTGAGCCTGACGAAATTGTGAATGCCCCATACGATTTCTGGCAATATATCCCTACCACGGGGTCTGTTTCTATTACCACTACCGACTCCTTACCTTTTGTATCCGCCACCGCCCCTGCGAATAACTGGAAAACCATCACACTAGCGACTAGGAATAATTTTGCTACGGGAACCGTGGTTCAATTCGGAACCGACGACCAGCGAATCGTTATCTTGGCATCTCTCGGAGCAACCTTTTCAAATTAAGTCTACTCGCGGATTTCTATGGCATCCGCCACGATTTCATCATAATTCAACCCCGTCGCGTTATGGATTTTCTTCATCCCTTTTTGAAACGCCGAGAGATTCATATCATCCTCCATCAAACACAGCACCCTAAATACAACAAATGCTCCGCACGTATTCACATTACCATTCTTATTCTGTAAATCCATTCTGTTATATATCACCTTGAATCCATCCTTTTCTGCTTGATTCAACATCGTCTCTAGATAATTAGACGTCGCGTCCACCACCGCATTCTGCTCTGGTGTATTCCACTCTAGGCAACTGTTCGGCGAATACGGGCTAGTCCCATAGGGGCAAAAAAACTCGATGGTATTTCCATACCGCAAAACCCCTACCCAGTGACCGTTCTGTGGCGTGTGCTCGTATAACAATACAAAATAATCTCTCGGACGCTTCAATATCGCTTGTATATTCGGATAGCCTTTCAGTTCACGAAACATCAGCACCTTCGCCTGTGGCAAATACAACTCAATATCCGCATCACTCATCGGCTCGGTTATGATTTTCTTCAGTTTAGCACTACCAGTCCGTTCATTAAAAACGGCGGAGGCCTCTGGATTGCTTGGTTGTTGTGCGATGACGTTCATTTGTGGTTTATATTAATATAAACTAATGACTCTGTTGTTTTTATACGAAATTATATATAAAAACAAAAGAATAATACTACCATAAAACATAATTCAAAATGTCTCTGAACGCTCTCGGTGAATCTCAACTTGCCATTCCGGCCGACTCTGCTGGTGGTGTTGGCACGGCTTATTCGTATGGCTCTGGTGCTTATGCTGGTCTTACCCCAGCAAATTATGATGTTATTCTCGGTGTCGCCGGCACCGTCGCGCAACCTTTCGTCGCCGGCACTATCGCAGTCAATCTTTCTGCTTTGAATATCACTTCCGCCGCACAGGCCGCCGCTTGTATCGTCGAGGCGTGGTATGTCCTTCCCGTCGTCCCCGCCGCCGCTGGTCCCACTACCATCGGTGCTAAATACGCTGGTCGTGTCGCTTTCGCCGCCGGCCCTCCCGCCACCGCCACCCTCACCCTCAACGCCGTCGATGAAGCCGGAGCCATCGTCAACTTCACCGGCACTTGTAACTTCCGCGTTTACGTCCCTCGCGTCGGTTTCTTTTAATCTGGTAAATATCTAATCAGGTATAAAACGAAAAATTGTATAATGTATATCACCTTCGGATACATTATGCCTCGCTCCTTCAAATCCACCCCCTTTATGGACGACTTGTCCGCAAAAATGGCCGACTACGGTCTCGCTGATACGTCTAGGGTCTGTTATTTACGCAACCTTGAACTTTTAAACGACGAAAACCCTATTGATAATCTTCACTTTCTATTCTCTTTTCCGGAGATTGAAAAAAAACTAACGAAATACTCAAAAAATACACAGCGGGTTTATTACACATCCGTCCATTCCGCGCTCAAACTCACATACCCTATCCCCGACGACGAAATGGCCGAGAGAATAGATACATATCACGAGAGATTGATTGGCGTCGCGAGAGAACACACCCTCACACAGGGCAAAAAATCACCGAAACAACAGGATAACTGGACGACGTGGGATGAAATCATAGATAAATGGGATGAAATGTATACCACCTTCAAACTCATACAAACACAAGGGGGCGTAAAACATTCATACGAATACACTTTTCTCCTTCACTTTGTCGTCCTCACCCTCTATGTGAAAATGCTCCCTCGGCGTAATCAGGACTACCTAGAAATGGTAATCTCTCAAAAACGCCCCGAGCCTCTGGATAATGGCGTGAATTATCTCATTCTGGATGAAAATAAATTCATCTTCCAAAAATTCAAGACCTTCAAGTCCTTCGGCCTACAAGAAGCCGAAATCCCCGAGGACGTGATGGAGATTTTCTGGTTTTACATTAATTCCCGAAAAACCGACGGTGAACTTCCTACGATGGGGATTGACCTAAAAAAAGGCAAAACATTCCCGTTTCTCCTATTTGTTTCTGGACGTCCCTTTGATATCGGCAATTCCATTACCCGCTGTCTCAATCGTGTATTCGCCCCTAAAAAGGTGGGCTGTGCGATGATTAGGACGATTTTTGCTACCGACCATCTGTTAGAAGCGCAAGAAAAGAATAAGGTGATTGCGGATGGTATGGCTCATTCTGTCAGCACACAGCAAAATATATACATTAAGCACTAAATACACCGTCTTTAATGTCGCCTAGGGGGATATTTATAACTTCCAAATCAGTATTCCGAGAGATTTCATCTACGATGTCGTGCGATTGTCTCCTACTCCGTAAAACCAAATCCGCCTTTACAGTATGGTTAGCGTCCGGCTTATTTATCACCACCTCTGTCAGGCCATTCGTTAATGCTGGACGCTTTATGTTTTCGCCGTCCACTTTCGGATACCGCTCCTTGTATTTGTCTATAATGTCATCGGGTATAATCGGTGCTAACTCTTCTAGGTTCTTCACGTCCGTCCTAATCACATTAAGAGCATCCTTCGCGTCCATCCGCACATCACGCTCTAATGATAACTCAACAGCGATTTTTCGGTTTATTTGCGCGTATTGTAATGATACGAGGCGATGCCGCTCTGACCTTTGAGCCAATTGAAAATAGGAGTCTAGGGCCTTGATACACCCTATAACAACACTAAAAATCCCTAGTATAATATTGATGTCCTCAAAATCAATCTGGATACCCGTCATAAATCCAACCGCCGATGACCCCACTATCACAGGGATATTAATAGCGTTTGAATATAAAGAGTATTTCTCGTGCGATAGGCGGTGGAGGATTGATAAACTCTCCGCTTTTTCCGCTTCATCCTTCAAGAGGTTTTCTAGATTGTCGTCATAGTCTATTTGCTTTGCCATCATATATAAACATAATACCGCCCTTATGTTTATATAATGACTGATTACTACCCTAAACAAAGCCCCTATGGCATAAGCACCGCAGGAACAAAATATAAGGATGAACGATATAAACGCCACGAGGACTGGATTGAACCTCTCGTCGCCTTATTCACGTCACGTCTCTCAAGAGGTCATAATCGCGTTTGCGCGGATTGTGGCGGGAAAATGAATTTGACTGCGAATATCATTCGGCGTCATCTGGCATCGGAAAAGCATCTTCGCGCCGTGGATAAGTGGACGGAACAGGATGAAACGGAAATGCTGGATTATAAAAAAACGTGTCAACCGAAAGGAAATAAAACGAAAACGCCATAATATATATGCTTTACATTTGTAAATTGATGACTTACCATTCGGGAGAACATAAAAGAAAGGAGAAATTCCTTTATAATGACTCGGATAGCATTACACCTCCCTCCACTCCATCCACCCCCCGCGGGTCATCGCCACCACGAACTCGGACGTGCGTCTGTTTCGGATGGACTTGCTGGTAAAAAAGATAATTACAAACGATATAAAGAGTAATTATCTTTATAGGATATAATAAATGGCTCGTATCACTCAAGCACAGGTAAACGCGTTTTTTCGCATCAAGCCCGCCGTGGCGACTGATATTGCGAATAATCAGGTCGTCGTCGTATCGTCTGGCGTCGAGGTTGATGAGGAAAATTTTATGGCGAAATTCGTCGAGATTGACGAGAGATTTGGTGTCAGGAAGGGCAATTACGCCATCAATCGCCGTGGTGAGATATTGAATTTGAAGAAAAATGCTCTAATGACGCAATCGTTATCACCGTCCCACGGTTATATGTGTGTGGCACTTCATCGGGCTATGGATTGCTCCGGTAATTTATTGAGACCGAAAAGCGGTTTTGGCCGTCCGCCAGCACTCGATATCCCTCGCACCCATATCTCTATGCTCGTCCATCGCCTCGTCGGTATGGTTTTCATCCCGAACAGCAACAAATTAAACACAGTAATAGACCATATTGACCGAAACAAATGTAACAACAACTACAAAAATCTCCGATGGTGCTGCCAACGAGCAAATGCGAACAATATGAAAAACAATAGCAAATACTGGTCGGTGAGGTGGAATAAAAAAGATAAGCGATTTTTCGCTTGTGTCGTCACGACGAAGGATAATAACCCTAAAGAGACTTTCAGTCATAATCTCGGATATTATGATAGCGAAGAAATCGCCGCTAGGGCTGTCAAGGAGTTTATGAAACTGACTTACCCTAATGAAATGGGCGCCGGCCGTCGGTTTATTGAGGATTAAATCCACTTCACGATAAACTCCATACCATCGTCGTCGCACCCTCCCCACCAGTTAGGCACCCCTTTCTTATCGCTCCAACGATTACGAACCTCGTTCGGTTTTAGTTTTTCGCCAAAACCATTTTCATACCAAACACCGCAGAGTTTCGCATCTTTTCGTGTATAGGTTCCTTCGTAAAGTGTGTATTCGTCCTTTTTCAGTTCAAGTTCGTATATTTTTGCTTTTGACGACTTGTCGGGTCTCGTCGTCATCGTCGCGAAATGATGTGTATCATATGATACGTATCATTCATTCCATTTCAATTTTTTCTGGTGGAAAAAATCACGCGGGAGCATCAATTTTATTCTCATTATAAAACTTATCGTCCTTCTCAATCCCGATATAATTCCGGTTTAATTCAATCGCGGCACGTCCCGATGAAAAACTGCCAGCCGTCGGGTCTAGGACGGTGTCCCCCTCATTAGAATAACGAGAGATTAACCATTTGTAAAGTGTGATTGATTTCCCCGTCGGGTGCGATTTTTTACTAATGTGACGGTCGTGGATGATTGATAAGGGGCATCGCTTATTTTCCTCTTGAGCGTAATCGGTATATCCCATACCCGCCGCCGACGGTATAAGATTATTTGTGCGAGATTTGCCTCTTGACTGGTTAGGACGGATATCAGCGGGCATCCCCTCCTTAAAAACATCAATTCGTTTATAAAAAGCACTCTTCTTCGCAAAAACATAGATTAGTTCGTGCGACCTCATCGGTTGCTTATTCGCCAAAAGAAATGATACGCCTATCTCCTTGTTCCAAATTAAATCATACCGAAACCAGTCTGGTTTACTCTGGATTAACTCCGCGCCTAATTTAGCATTACAAAACATAATCACGGGGGTATGGTCGTTTTTACAAAGTCGCTCAATCTCTCGCCATAACGCGACGAGGTCTATTTTCACATCCCACTCACAACCAGCAGCACTATAAGCACTCCCCCCCCCTCTATATGCGCCACCGTTTCGTCCATTCAAACAACCATACGGTAAATCACACACAAATAAATCAATAGACTTATCGGGTAAAGATTTCATTTCTTCCAAACAGTCCCCGTGTATACATTTCGCCATTCTCCGATGGATATTTATTATGGCGGTTATTGTTCTATATCTTATTAGCATTATAAAACGCCGTGTCCTTCTCAATTCCGATATAACTCCGGTTTAATTCAGCGCACGCTCGTCCCGAGTTGAAACTGCCCGCGGTCGGGTCTAGGACGGTGTCCCCCTCATTAGAATACCGAGAAATTAACCATTTGTAAAGTGTGACGCTCTTCGCCGTCGGGTGGCTTTTATATCTATCCAGTCTGTCGCGGATGATGGATAAGGGGCATCTCATATTTTCTTGTTGTATATTATCTGGTTGTGAAATACCGACTGAACTCGGTAAGAAATTTTTCCCTCGTGGATTGCTTGTTTTTCGCGACCGCGCAATCATCCCCTCCTTGTATTCATCAATCCGCTTGTAAAACGCCGACTTCTTCGCGAACACGTAAACTAACTCGTGGCATCGCAGGGGCATTTTATTCGCCGAGAGAAATGATACCCCCACCTCTTTATCCCATATTAAATCATACCGAAACCAGTCTGGTTTTGAATTCACCAGTTCCACGCCGAATTTCGCATTACAAAACATCAAAACGGGGGTGTGTTCGTTTTTACATAGACGCTCAATCTCTCGCCATAACGCAACGAGGTCTATTTTTACGTCCCAGTAAACCTTTTTTCCATCATTCAAACAACCATAAGGGAGGTCACACACAAACAAATTAACAGACCTATCTGGTAATGATTTCATTTCTATCAGGCAGTCCGCATTCAGGCAAACCGAAGATGAGGTCGTCGTCTCGCTCATATTGATAGTCCTCCTTTACACATCCTCTAGTTATGTCTTTAACGCAAAATTGAAGCATCTCCCAGACGGTCGTGCCTTGGTGTTCGGTCATAAGGAGTTCTTGTAATTGAATCGCGCCAGCCTTTAGGGGTGATTTTGAGTGTTCGTTGTATCTCTCAATTTCATCTTTGAGTCGGTTGTTTTCATCATTCTTTTCTTGTAATTGTTCCTTCAGTTTCTTAATTTCCTCGTCTCTAGATTCAATTTTGTTTTTGAGTTTCTCATTTTCGCGCCGTATTTGTGCCATAAACTCGTCAATTTGGTCGGCAGTTTTTACACGGTCTCGTAATGATGCCCCATCGCTCATTCCTGCTCCTCCATAACCCATCGGGTCATATGGTCGTTTCTTATTCGGGTCAATCGTTCCATCAGTCGTAAGGGCTAAACAGTCCACCGGATAAAGTTTGATGAATGGTCGTTTTTTATAGGCTTCGCACGCAGTATTAATCGCAATTTTGGTATGAAGTGATGAAACCTGCTTGATTTTTTTGTGATGAAGGGCGACTTCCCCCACGAAGTTATGCGTTCCATAGTGTTTTTGCCTTCTATTTCCTTCTTCATCAAACCCTAATGATAGAGTTATTCCATTTTTGATATTCACCGCTAACTTTCCAGCGACTACATTTTTTTTATGATTAAAACGGTATATTTCTCCTGTTTCAAAACAGCAACCATAATCTTTATGAGTTTCGTGTCTGTATATTTTTTGTCCTCCATATTCCACCATCGGTTCGTATACAAACTCGGCGGGGATTACAACTTCCCGCGAATCCTCCTCCTCCTCCTCATCATCATAGTCAATACTACATTTAGGCCACCCCTTCGTCGTGAGTTTTCCGAACCGATTTGTCATATAATCATAAAGTTTGTTGGCTTTAGGGATATGCTTTCCGTGCTGGACTTGATACCACTTCTTCCAGTTTTCATATAATTCGGTCTTTTTGACGGAGCATTCTTCATCTTCTCTAATCATCGCTCTAGCAAACTCCTCCACAACTCCTTCGAGGGTGTTAGGGTATCGGTATTTTTCAACACCGATATTTTGCGGAGCAACATCAGGCACGGGTTCTTCATCTTCCTCATCAATCTCTCGCACTTCCAGTTCCACTTCCACTTCAGTTTCGGTTTCAGGGGGTATAACCTTGAGTGGTTTATTAGGACGAATGACTATCGTGTCCTCGGAGCGGGCAAAAGGCACAGATTCGGGAGCAGGAGCAGCAGCAGGAGCATCGCGGGCAACCATAGTCGCCACGCCATCAATAACCTCAATACGATACATACTTATACGAGTAATTATCACTATGAATAATGTATACTAATCGCTTTAAGTCCGTTTAGTGTGATGTGAGTCGTTGGTGTGTGATTATGTTGATGTTGGCAGATTTTAGTTTAGACTTGATTCTCATAAAGAAATGGAGTTGAAATTGAAAGGACTTCGTCCAGACTTTACATACTTTAGATTCTTGTTTTTCATATAGTAATATTCTCCCTGTATATCATCACGGGTATCACCCGCACCATATATGGTGTCATTTTTATTAATCAGATTAAAAAACGAGAAAATGTCTAAAAATGAGTTAATCGTAATAATTCCACAATAATCCTATAGTAATTATCTTATTTTGGCACTTAATCGTAATATTTCCCCACATATAACGCGTTAATTTCTGCTTAAAAACAAGGGACTAATCTTATAAAATGGAGCATCCTCATAAAATAGACTATTACCAGTTTCCCGCAATAATAAAACCAGTCTATAAACCAGACGATAAATGGACTGCTCCGATAGAGGAGCCGGAGGATACTGAAAGAGAGTGGTGGGACGACGCCGATGAATAGAATATAAAAGAATGCCGAGAGATAATTACATAAACGAGAGAATGACGAAGACGATTACCATTCGTGAACTGACGGAGATGCTGACCGCGCAAGAGGCGGAGATAAGAGAGGAGTATCAGGATAAAGTGAGGAGACTGGTTGCCGAGAACGAGAGATTATCAATCCTTTTGAGCGATGAGTATAAGAAAGCCCGAGAGATTTCCGAGAGATTGGAGCGCAATACCATTAAGCCGAATATTGTTGGCACCCTCAATTGTGAACCTTGTATTATCGTTGAGGATGTTACCGAGCAGTTTGATTATCAGAATATTCCTTGTTTGGATGATGATGTTTGCGTTTCTTGTGGCTCATAATCCGAGAGATTTATAATAAAAGTAATCCATTCTATTATTATAAATGAGCGACTATAAACGCGTTTATAAAAACTGGTTGAAATATAAGGGGTCTGATGACGCCGAAATATATCTCTCGGAGAATAAGGATAAAAAGTTTTGTGTCGTCACGCCGGATGGCAAAACCGTCCACTTCGGGCATTCCGCGTATGATGATTTCACCCGTCATCAGGACGAGGCACGCCGAGAGAATTACCTCGCCCGCGCAACTGCTATAAAAGGCAATTGGCGGAAAAACAAATACTCCGCGAACGCGTTGGCGATAAATTTACTGTGGCAATAATATAAAGACAAAACCAGTATTATTTGTAAATGCCCGTCATTCGCCCCCCTATTAAGCCCGTCGTTCAATCTCTCGTGAAGGTTGGCCGGATTCTTTGCCCCGCTCCCTCCGTCACCATCCGTCCGTTTGACCGCGACAATCGTATTTCTTTTGGTTGCCGTTGATGATTCCGAGAGATTTTGCTTGTTTTTAGGACTACAATTTGTAATAAAAACAAAATAAGACAAGTGTGTATAAAATGTATCGTGGAGAAATACAGAATGATAGTATTGGTGGCAACTACAATCGCTCGTTGGATTATACGCCCTCTATTGGTGGACTGGGTTATGGTGGCCGCCGCGAGACACGTAATTTTGCGGTTGGTGCGCCATTAAGGGGTGCCGGAATTGGACGATGCGAAGAAGATGAATATAATTGCTGTGGATTATATGGACGCGGAGAGAATGAAGAAATGGAAGATGACCCGTGCTGGGATGGGTATGAGATGATAGGGACGAAGATGAAGAAAGGACGTGAAGTGCCGAATTGTGTGCCAGTTGGCGGTGATGATAAACCGGCCGGAGCGATAGAAGTGCCGAATATGGAGAAATTTGTTAGACTTTTCTCCCTTGGTAATAAGAAAGCGGCCGAGGATTTAGATAAGGCGATTTATGGAAATGGGAAGCCGTTTACGAATAAACAACTCACGAAGATTATATTGGATAAGAATAAGGTGATTGCGGATTTGGAAGAGAATGCGTATGGAGGGGGCGGCTTAAGGCCTAATGAAGGAATAGGTGATATGTTTGAAAGAATGCGACAGGAAAACAAAGACGCAGAGCGAAAGAGAGACGAGGAGGATGCTCGTTCAAGGGCAAAGTTTGCGGATTTTGATGGGTGGTGGAAGAGTATGGGTGGGGCGGATTTCAAATGGACGGACTTGGAAAAGGCGATTGAAGAGCATAATCGGAAAAATCAGGCGGTATTTTTTGATGCGAAAGGTGGGGCGGATTTCAAATGGACGGACTTGGAAAAGGCGATTGAAGAGCATAATCGGAAAAATCAGGCGGTATTTTTTGATGCGAAAGGTGAGGGCTTTTGGGATGATGTGAAGAAGGGGCTGGTGAAACATAATGAGCGGAAGAAAAGCACGCCTATTAGCAAAGAGGACTGGAAGAAACAGATGGAAGATTTTAAGGCTCCGACGGAGAATTGGGGGGCTGACGAATTGGACGGTGGTGGCGTGACATCCAGCGTGGCCCGCCCTTATGTGACTCAACCTCCTCGTCCTTTGCCAGTTCAGGCGGTGGAGTGGCAGATTCAACGGCCAGTTGATGATGATACTGTGCCTATCGGTGAAAGGGCTCCTTCAGATGAACAACAAGATATACTAGAAAAAGCGTTGAAACGAGCGAATAAAGTGGCACTTGAGAAAAAAGGTTGGTCGGGAATAAATATGACAAACGGCGCGATGAATGGATTTATTATTGCGTTTCGTCAAGCGATTAGAAGTCCACCTGAACTTCTTGAGGCTCTCCGGATGAATGAAGCCCTAGTAAGACAACTTCACGAACTAGCCCCCGCCGAACGAGATAGTTTTATTCCGAGTATGGTTGGGCCTATATCACACAGTTTAAGCAGAGTAATAAGGGAACAAGGAAGTAATTATGATGCTGTTTACAGAGAGATAAAACGAAATTATGGTGGCGCCGCCCCTAAAGTTGAAGCGAAACCGTCGCCCGTTGCGGCGGTGGCAACGGCATTACAACCCGTCCGAACGGCAATACAGAATGGAATTGGTGATGCGATTTATGGGGCGGAGACTGACCCGCGTAAACAAAAAAAAGGACTGCTCGGAATTTCAGAAGAGGGTAAAGAAGAAAGCAAAAAGAAGGTGATAAAAAATATAGTTGTGCCGGCGGTGACGCTCTTTAATGATACGTGGGACGCTGTGTTTGACCCCGAAAAATTGAAGAAACGGCGATTTGACGAAAGTGTGGCAAAGGCAAGAGCGGCAGGAGCAAAAAGTTCGGAAGAAGATGGATATATATATAAAAGAGCCGACGGAAAATACACTTACGAGAATGCGACGGATAACGTCCAGAATGAAGTCATCCGTCGTCCACGAGGATATAAACGCTGGGTGGTAAAAAACGCAAAATACAATACTGGTTATTGGAGTTATGATGTGGAAGGCCCGAAACAAGGGGTTTCGCCCTATATAAAAATACCGAACCCTATTAAGGAAGCAGGCAAATATTATACGGTTGATGAGTTGAAGCAAAATAATATACCATACTTTATACCCGTCAGCAGAGTTTCGGACTCGCCCCATAATGAAGAAACGTGGCGAGGTGGATTTGAAGGAGATGAAATATGGGTGCCAGAAGATAAAGCCCGAGAGATTTATCAAGCACTCAATCAATACAAGGTTAAAAGAGCCGAGGAGAAGGAGCGGGCGTATTATGAGAGTCTCTCGGAAGTGGAGAAAAAAGAATACAGGGAGAATAAAGCCCTAGAAAAGGAGAACGCTATGACGGAGGCGGCGAAGGCGAAAGTTGAGAAGGATATTGCTGATGAGGAGGCGAAAGAAAACCCCGATGCCGAGAGATTGGCGAAGATGAAGGCGGCGCAGGAAAGAGTGCGGGTAAAGGCTGTTGATAATTTTTGGAAAGGCTCGACGCAAGCAAAGAAGGTATCCGAGCGGATATATAACGATAAGATGGCAAAAGACGTAGCGGAGCGTGAGGCGGCAAACGCACAGGAGCAATCAGACGCAGCGGAGTCGTGGAAGGCGATGACGCCAGCAGAACGCTCGGCGCAAATAGACGCGTATCGCAAGGATTTACAGGAGCAGGGGTTCGACGAAAATTCTATAGAGGATATGGTATCACAGATAGGGGCAGACCAGAGTGCGTTGATGGTTGGGCAAATGGGCGGTGGTAAAGGCGATGAAGACGAAGAGGAGGTAGACGTAATAGAGGTTATCCTATCTAAAATGGAACGATATTTTGTAGATGCTCCACCGAAGAACGAAAAAGGAGAACGCGTCGGTTTACCACTTGGGCCATATAAAAAAGCAATAAGTGGCCCGTTAGGGATTGGAAACAGACGAGTATATGATACCGAAACTGAAGAGGAGTTAGGACTTTTGAAAGACCCCGAATGGAAGAAATTGGCGATGAAGGTGCTGAAGATGGAAAAGGGTTGGAGGGATGAGAATTTGAAAAAGTTGGGTTACGATATGGAAGACAGCGACGCCGATAGTGATGAATTAGTCGGTGAGGGGGCTATTGAATGGACGCTGGCTAAAGCCGGAAAGTCGTTGTTTAATCCGACGGGTGATATGACAAAAGCGGGTATACAGACATTCACGCCAGACTATGATGCGTATGGAGCGACTGTGGAGCAGGGACGACTAAATGCGTTTAATCTCTCGCGAAGTATGTATAACCAGCAACAGGCGATAGAATTACCCGATTTTGATTTGATAGAAGATGACATATCATTACGGTTTTATTTGAAGGATGATGAGGACGTGATAATGGTGGGTATTCGCGGGACGGATGTGAAGAGTTGGACGGATTTATACACGTGGGCGGTGATTGGTGCTAAACAGGATTTTCGTATGACGACGCGGTTTCAAGATGACTTACAGAAATTAATGGTTTTTCAGAAGCAATATCCTATGACGCAATATTATTATGTTGGGGTGGGCTCATCTCTCGCAGGCTCAATCGCAGACCGCTTTTTGGATATGGGATTGATTGATGAGGCGATAACTTACAATCCGTCTATAGAGAAGAAATACATATTGGATGCGGACATTCATAACCACCGTGTTTATTTGGATACCGACCCGCTGTTTATTTTGATGGGACAATATGCGCCGAATGTTGAAATCCGCAAGAATGCTAGCAGGGCAAACTTTTACAATCCGAGCAAGGAGAAGGACTATTTAATCGCGTCACACTCCATTTTTCCGGTATATAATCCTGCGTTTGAAGGGGGCGGTATGATGGGTGCTGGTAAAACGTATACGATTGAAGAGTGGAAAGCGATTTTTGATGCGAAGTTGGAGCAGAAGCGTCAGCAGATAGAGGCGAGAGAAGCGAAGAAGAAGCAGACGGCGAAGGCGAAACGTGAACGGGCGAAGGCGGTGCGTGATGGGCGCGATGAACCGCCACCGCTGGAAACACCGGCCACATTTAGAACCTCTCGGGTTATGAAAGCGACCCCGCCGAGAGAACCCGAACCAGCCCCGCCAGCACCGAAGAAGCGTAAACCGAGATTTAAAATCGTAGCCCCCGCAAGTGCTAGGGTTGAGTTGAGGCAAGAGTTAGTAGCGGAACAGCCGAGAAAACCAGAAGGCGAATTCGCGCAAGAAGCCGAACCATTACAATTGGTAGTGGCGGAGATTGAGAGGCAACCACAGAGGGCGTATATGAGACTGATGAAATCACCGATGCTTACAGACGCAGATAGACGACTGATGATGAACTTACAGAGTAGCAGTATGGCACCGATGCGGAAAGTGAAGTTATTGGCGAGGAGCGGATTGGCGCGTAAACTGATGGAAATGTTAGGTATTAATGAGACTGCGTTTCAGACACAGAAGGCGAGGGCGAGAATAGCGGATACGATGGAGAAGCGGACGACGGCGGCGAAAGTGCGAGAGATTGTATTACCAGAGGATATTGAGGCGTTATTTAAGAGACAAGAAGAAGGATTAATATCGTATGTTGCGGAGTATCTTACACGTAAAACGAAGGACTTGGGAAGACAAGTATCGAGTTTCTTGGACTATCCAGAGGAATTCGCAAGATGCGGTTTTGGATGTTTGGGATTGGTTGCGAAATGTATGAGTGCTGACCCGCTTGATACATATTACGGTGGGAGTGGTGTGTTATTAAAACCGCTGTATGAAAAGAGGAAACTTACATCGCGTCTCGCATTAGTGGCAGAGGTGACGCAAGCGGAGGAAAGTCATTTAACCCTCACGAAATATTGGAGCACGGCGACACGCGAAAATACAACTATGAATTTTGGAAGAACAGGCACAGCGAGATTTATATTACCAGAATTGACGAACACGTGTTTAGGACGATTGACCGAAATAGATGGAATTCGTGAGGTGTTTGATACGACGAGAAGTGCTGGGATGGGTTATAAACGTCGTAATGAATGGCAGGTTATTTTTACTGACAAGGACGGTCTAAAACGATGGAGTGCCTCGGAAAATGAAGAACTCGTCGCGAAAATCAAAACCGAGATTGTGCCGAAAGTTGAGAAGATGGCAGAGGATTTGAAAGAACCTATGTTGAGAAGGGCGAAGTTGATGAAGGAGAGATTGGACGCGTCGCTGACAGACTTTCAGAAAAAGGCGGTGGCGGAGTATAAGAAAAGATAATAATAATAAAAACAAATACTCATATAATAAAATGACGTCCATAACAGAAAGAGCGTATCCGACGTCCGAGGAATACCCTCTCGTCAAGGCTTTCACGGTGAATGACCGCAAACCCCGACTGATAGGTTCAGCCGGCCTGAAATCGCAATTGTATACCGGTGATTATGATTTTACGATGGATTTATCCGACCTTCCGAGAGATATTATATTTACTGGCATAAACGACGTGATAAACAAAATCTCTCAAGACCCTCAATTGTATTTCGTTGAATTTAAACTCCAGTCAAAGCGGGGGCAGAAGCAACGCATATACCGAGCGGAGGAGTTCAATCACGCCTTTTTCGGCAAAATACCATTTAAAGACGCGGATTTTATGAAGGTGGACGTGGTTTTACGGAAAGAGGATAATGAGTTTTACGACGCGAGTTGTATGTATTCTCTCGGCGATAATGATACAGAAGTGGATGATTTACTGAAAGACCTAGAGCAAGAGTTCGGGGTGTTGATAAAGGAGCAGGCGTATTTCAAGGCACTAAAACGATTGTTCGCGATGATGCGTTTACGGAATGAAGACCCCGAGATGAGTATCGTGCTGGTGAAGTTATTCAATTCGGAGGTGGGGAAATTGTATCAGGAGACGAGTCAAATGAAATCGGTTCAACAACTCAAATGGGAGACGATGAAGCCGCTCAAATCTCTCGCAGAAGCGTTTTTCAAGAAGAAAATTGATAGCAAGGGGAGCATCACGAGAGGCAGGATTGATAACATCATCAGGAGCAATATGAAGATTATAAACCGTGCGGCGAAGGATATTCTATGTAATATAATATAAAAATGACGATAAACTAATAAAAACAAATCAATTATATCATAATAGAAAGAGAATATTGCTATTATGAGTTTCAATATGGAGAAATGCGGTGCGGCATTCGCACGGATACAAGGCGGTAGTAATGATGGAACAAAACTGTTTTTGGCGTCCGCTGATGATAAAGGACTAAAAGAGCATAAAGTCCGCTCATTTGCGCGGGCGACGATACCCGATGGTGATGAGGGTAAATTCGTCCAGTCCATAAACCCTAAAACCGAAAGGCAAATCTGGTATGTAGTTGGCGCGTCAGGCAGCGGTAAGTCATATTATACGAAGATGATATGTAAGGAGTATACGAAGAAGTTTCCAGATAGACCCGTCTATATGTTTTCCACTTTACCTGAAGATGTGAGCGTGGACGATATAAAAAATCTGAAACGCCCGAAAATAGATGATTCGTTGGTGAGCGACCCGATTGAGGCGAGTGAGTTCGCGGATAGTATGGTGATATTTGATGATTGTGATACCATCGCAAATAAATCACACCGAAAAGAG